GAAGATCCCAAATTGGGATATCAGGCTATGTATTTGTATATAGGGTATTTCTACTATAGGGTATTACGATCATCAATTTGGATACCCCCGATTTGAGGGGGTCTGCCTGGCAGGGTATTACGAAGTATCCAAATTCCCCCTATAAGTAATAACACCCTATATATAAAATATAAAGGATTTCTACCCTATAAGATAAAACACTTTTTCTTTTTGATATTTATTTATTTATATTGTTTATTGATATTTATTCTCAATAAGCTTGACAAATTGATCAAAATATGATATGCCTATTTGGGGGTAGCTGGGCTATGGGTATATGGCTATTTGGATATGGGGATTTGGAGGTTTAGGAGCTATGCTGAGATAGGGCTATTTGGGGCTAGAAGGGGGCAAGGAGGGCCGAACAGCATTACGATGGCCCCTTATATACCTGTATTATTACCCAATACCAAATATCCAAACCAACCATTGTTGATAACCATTATCATCAGTAATATCTATATGTGGATAACTATGTGGATATGTCCTAGTTATCTGTGGATAACTAAGGACTAGGCGTAGCCATAACTCTATTTTAGACTGTGTATAACTTGGATTTTCGTCTAAATCAGGGGTATCCAGGTTTAGCTTCTTGTGGATAGATCTGTGGATATCTTGAAAGGTATTTATGTTATTGTTTACAAAATCTTGTTTAAATAATGTGTCACACATATCACAATATAACTCCATACCAGATAGTGTCTTTACATAGAAAAGTCTTTGCATTATTTCCCTAAATACAGACTATAGGCAACATAACATTCAATCAGGTCATAGCCCATTACTTCTGATTCTTCACCAGCTATTATGATCTTATACATTTCATTAGGATGTATTTGTATCAATAGGTATTCTTTCTACTTGTAATTTGTTATAGGGTTACTTGGGATCATTCTTGATTCCCCCGAAATTTTGATTGATTACTCTATCCCTTGATAAAAGTGATAGCATCTTCAACGGCAATCCGCTGATAGTGTGTAATAGCCCTATCCATGATATCTGTTTCCATATCAGCAAGATATAGAGCATGAGCAGAAACAAGGCTCTCTAATTGTTTAATAATACGACCCTCAAAATAGTTTTGCAATAGATCAAAGTTATATGGAGTTAGTGTTTCTCCCATTACATATTGCTTTACTGCTTTTACTTCTAGTTCTACTGGGATACCATTTGCTTCTGGGATACCGCCTTCTGGAAAATCATTCATTTAAATCTCCAATATAATGAACACTAGGTCTGCCTTCTAAAATCATAGCAATTTCTGCTGAATAAACATTACATCCACCTGTAGACATACATTCTGGATCATCATTGCAGAAACTGTTTAGCATCTCAATAACATTGTCTTCTGCCTTATACCAAACATCAACAATTAATTCTGCAATATCCTCAAGAGTCTTAACACCCTTGTTATCCCACTCTTCAAGTAGGGCTACACGCTTTGCAAATGAGTTCACTTCTGTTCCTGTCTATTCAAATAGTCTTGCCACAAAATGTTTAGCTTAATTTCTCGGTCTCTTTCAGCATCTTCTTTATCTTTCTTAGATTTTATAAGAGCCATCGTTACTTCAATTGGGACAGCCATTAGTATTCCTCAACTGGTCTACGATTATCTATTTTTACTGGTGTAATTTCTTTTACTAGGAGTGAGAATCCTGTGCCATAGTATCCATTACCATCACTACCGCTGATATCTGCTACTGATGTTGAGATACCCCCAGAATATACAAATAGTTGATAAAACTTGTCTTCCTCATATTCATCAAGATCAATTACCTTGACTTCCACATTTGTAATGATGTTATCAAACTTGTTGATATTATCTAAGTAGTAGTCTCCAGCAGAACAAGAACACCCACCCTTATTAGGATAAACAAATAGCTCAGTGCCAGTATCTAGGGTAAGGACATTATTTTCTGCCTTCACAATCTTTCGACCAAGAAGAGCAGACTTAATCTTATCAGCTTCGTAATATCCGATTAAGCTTTCCATTAGTTATCCCAAGGTGCTTTCTTGCTAAATAAGTCATTTAGTCCTTTGCTAAACTTAGATGGTCTATTAAGATCTTCTAGCATTTGAGCATATGCTTCCTGGCTAACTGTAATTGTATATGGTTCTGGTTTTTGTGTTCCATAGAAACGCTCACTTAGATTCTTTACAATCATCTCTAGATTGTTAATACTACTACCATAGAACTTAATAGTATCTTCTAGCTCAGAGATACGTGCTTCATGGTATGCAATTATTTCAGAATGCATTGCTACAATCTCTTCAAATAGCTTTTCTGTTTCTTTATTCATACTAGATACCTTTCAGGTTTAGGTTCTTAAATTTTTCTATATAATCTACCGTGGCACTTTTAATGTTATTACAATAGCCATGTGCAGGTCTTACATTATCCAGGGTATCCGATCCACCCTTAGATAGAGGAAAAAGATGGTCAATCTGCAATCCCTTTTCCCAACCATCCTTGCCACACTGTCGTGGTGCATCTAGGTCAATTGGTGATTCACAGATATGGCAATCAGTTCCATATACTTCTAGGACTTGCTTATCAGAATACAGACCTTCTTCTCCACCAAATAGTCTGGCACGTTTGGTTCTGCTTCTATTAGCTCCTGGGGTTCTTGCTCTCCAGCTTCTACGCTTTTCATTAATTGGATCATTACGAACAACACGTTGGTTCTTCCAGTGATCCTTCATTGCTTCACGACATTCAGTACAAGGAAGTTCGTTATGCTTACGAGTATGGGCACGGTATCCAGACATGGTTCCATGCTTAATCTCTTTATTCATCGAAATAGACTTTCAGTTCTGGGTGCAGTTTAAATAAGTGTGTATAGACCATAGCCAGGATGGTATCGCCTGTTACTTCATATGTTTTTCCATCTAGAACAAAGTTGTAGATTTTGTCTTTGTGGATAAAATATCTAAATTTGTCCATGTATCTAGTATAGTAGAGAATGGGCCTTGTGTCAAGGCTTTGGTTCTCTTATTTACCGCCGAGCTTTATGGCATTTACAATTGCACTCTATGCCATTAGAAATTACTTTAATACACATGTCATGGTGTCCTGTTATGCACCAGCCGAACTTAGAACCAGTTTCTTTTAATATTGGCTCTTCATCTTTAACCTTCTTTGGTCTACCTCTAGGCATTAAGTTCTCCATTAAGGGCTTCTAGCATATACTCAAGCTCTGGGATCATTTCTTGCACAGAGCTATACCATTTATCATTAGGGTCATGCTCTTTTGCAGCTTGTAGACTTCTTGTAGTGTTCTGTATCTCATTATGAATTTGAACAATAAGATTATCTCTTAACTCTTCTTCTGCTTCTTCTAGAGTCTTACACTTGCTACCCTCAAAGTCTGCACCAATATATGCCCAATGAAATGCCTGATAATATGGTGGATTACCATAAGAATAATATTTCTCTACATACCAGTGACAATCTCTATCTTTATGATGATCTGCACCCACATATTTGGCCCAGCGTTCAGAAAGTTCTGTAATCTCTTTTTCTAGCGGTGTCATTTTATTCTCCGTTTGCTATATCTCTGAAACGTGCTGGAGGACTTAATTCCTCTACTATAGGCTCCTGCTGAGAAGCTTTACGCTCTTCCTGGATGCAGTACACACAAATAAACATGAATGGTTGACGATGGGTCTTACAAAAATACTTCATTACTTTTCCTTTGTTATAAACATAAGTATAAGGGCTACAGCGGTAATTGTCAAGGCTGTCATGGCATCTCCATTGATTACGATACCGCCAATGCCTACCACCAGCATACCGCTGGCAAATGATCTAATCATTAATCTAATCATATGATATACTTTCTATATGGCTGCTAAGAAAACTTCTACTCGTAACTCAAACCGTCAAAATGGCAAGGCTTCTAAGAAACACCCTAAGATGTTCGACCCTGCTAAAAGACGTTTAGTTTCTCTTTAATCTTTTACCTTGCATCATTAATAGCTTTGCTTGAAATGTTGTCAACGATACGATTATACTACCCACTACCTTGATTCCCCAGGTAAGAGGTGTTCCCCTACGCTTGTGTCGTGCCATCGCTATCCTCCGCATAATAAGTTTCTGTTGCTCCTGCACCGCTAATGGCTACAGTGTATCCTTCTTCAACTAACTGATGAACAGTTCGGTCACGCTTAGGCTTAATAGCATTATTCGCACGTTCATAAACTTTCTTTTGATATTCAGCACCATCTTCAAAAGCCTTGTAGTAGACGCTATCCCCACCATTTTCAAATGCCTGGATTTCCTTCTTCTTAGCCTTACGCCACTTAAGAACAGGTCCTCCACCATTACATGACCAGAGGTGGTCTCCAGTCATTTCATCTTCAGGAATATCACATTCACAATTTACAAAAGATTCTTTAATCTCTTCATAGTATTCTCCACAGCATCCAGGCTCTCCACAACCCCAGATCGTGTCGTCTTGCTTTATGTAATAAATAGTCATTCGTTCTCTCCCTTAATAACATCCTGCAACCATTCAAGGCTACTTACAACCTCTGGATAGTCGCTATTTTCAATGAATTGGTCAATGATGCCATTGATGCGTTCACGCTCTGCTTCAATGCCATCTAAACGAGCCTTCATAAGCAGGTTATCTAGACCTTCTAGTAGTTCACTCACTTGTTTTCTCCCTCTAGTCCGTAGTGTTCTTTATCTTCTTCAGTAAGCGGTCTGGAAGTCCAAGGATTAGTCTTGTTCTCTCCCTTGATAAGTGCGATTAGTTTAATTAGCAGGTCAAGTTCACGCTTCGCTAGTGCAATGCCAAAAAACTCAATGGTGTCATTATACTCTTTTTCTAGCAACTTGATGATGCGTTCCTCTACTTCAGCCTCAATCTCAACTATGCCATCACCTACAGGTCCCCAGACAGAACTACCGTAGTTGTCATTAATCTTTGTCCAAAGGCGTTTACCTGCCTCTGTCTTAATGCCGTCTAGAATGTGGTTCATTTACTTCTCTCCTTCACAACATCCATCACAGCCATGCACTTTTCGACTAGGCAGATGTAAATTAATTTCATCTGGGTCTGGGTGACCAATTCCATGTGGGCAGATACGTTCCATCATGTTCTTATCTCCACGCCATTTCTGGGGGAATGCCCTCATAGAGTGGTTACTACGATTATGGATAGTGCAATACTCTCCAGCACAAGAATTTGAAGAATGCATCCACACAAAAAACTTAGTGGTGTGTTCTAGTGTGATGATTGGGTCAGTTTCTAGACTCATTTAGTTCTCCTTGTGAGTTACCCAGTAATAATTGCATCGTTCACAGCATGGCTCATTATTAGGATCAATAACAGCACTAGCAAAGTCATGATAGTAAGCATCATCTTTACGATATAGATTAGCTTTGTGTGTTGTAGTTACCCTGGCGATAATGTCTTGGTTATTAAACCAGGCTGGCAGCTTTTCGTTCCATGTTGCAGCACGTTGCAAAGCAATCATAAGTAGATTAGCCTTGTTCTTATCAGTCTTGATACCACGCTTGTCTGCTTCTTGAACCATATTAATGGTATAAGTATACAAAGCACCTTCATGTCCACGCCACATCTTTACAGCAGGATGGTTACGCCATCCAGCACGTGGGTCTTCATTGTATAGAACATTAAGGATTTGGTAGCACTCTAGAATTTGCTTGTTAAGACGCTTGTTGTCTAGTGCCTGAGCAGACTCTCGGAAGTCAGCATATGGAAGAAAAGTTTGCATGTTGTCCTTCGTTTAACGGAAACTTTATATATTAATTATACCTAGCGAGGAATAGTTTGTCAAGCATACGGTGATATAATTATTGAATGGATCTTGAAGAGATGCAAATTGAAATAGATAAGCTTGCTAATGAACTTGGACCTAGAGCTGAAGAATTGTTTTCTTTAGCCATTGCTTATGAAAGAACTCAGATGTTCTTAAAGCTTAGAGATATTATTATAGCTAAAGATGCTATGAATGATCAGATTGCTGTTGATACCCTGGCATGGGCATGGCAAGAATTGTCTTTATAAGTGCCCCCAGTAGGGATCGAACCTACGGCCTAGAGATTAGAAGTCACTCGCTCTTTCCACTGAGCTATGAGGGCTTAGTAGGGCTGCAGGGGAACGATCCCTGTTCCACGGATTAAAAGTCCGTTGCATCACCTTAATGCTTCAACCCCAAGTATTTAGTTATCAAGTGCTCCAAGTGAGATTCGAACTCACAATCCTTTCGGCAATTGATTTTAAGTCAATCGTGTATACCATTCCACCATTAGAGCATGGTCCTCCAGGTGGGGATCGAACCCACATGCCACCGTTTACCCTTTCTACACCTTATAAGAGTGAGGGGATACTAGAGGATATTGAATTATAGAGTTGGAATCAAAGAATCTATCTGCTTGTATAGCTCTTCAATCGAACCATTATTCAATATTACACCATCGAATGTGAAGTTGTCAAGTGCAGTTTCAGAATTGTGTCTATTAACTGCTTTAACTCCATCCTTAACTACCCTAAATACCTTGCCGTTATATGACTTAATCTTTTCAAACTCATTTGGGAATCGAACATCCGTGAATACTACCTGACTACCACGATAAACATTCTTAAAAGCCTGATTTACCCAGAAGTCTGTACCAAACATACCACGTCCAACCTCAGTTCCCATGCGTTGGAGCATTTCACGAACCTGTGGTGACGTTTGCTTAACCAATTCCCAACCAAGGTTATCCACAGCAGAAGCAAGATGAATGCCTGGAACTTCAGGAACATCTGATACAACTGGATTAAGACGATACAGGGCTTCACGCAAAGGATCAGCAAATGCAATACGCTTAAACCCATAGGTGCTTACAAGATGCATTGCAGCAGTATCTTTACCTGTCTGAGCATACCCACTAAGACCAATAATCATTACTTTGTTCCTGTTCCACGGTTCATACCTGCAATATAACCTGCTTGGTATGCCTTGAGTTCTGTCTCTGTTGGAGGAGAAGCCAAAGTCATAATCCAGTTTTCAGTATCAATTTTTGCTTTACGAATGATTGAGTTGAGAAGACGTTCTTGCTCTCGCTTAGTCTGTCTACTCATGGAGTGCCTTAAAGGTTTCTGGGAATGCCTGGTGTGAAAGATCCTTCACAGCAATAGCATAGTCTTGGATTTCCTTTTGTGCGTCATGCTCTAGACGCTGGTCTAGGAACGTCATAACGCCCTGCAGCGAGGTAGTCCAACGCCAACGAACATACATGCCGTATGCTGGCAAGAATAGACGAGCAATCTCTGGTGCAATGTTATCCTGCATAGCTTCGTGATACAGACGAGTTCCCTCATTGATAATATCATTTAGCTTATTAGTATAATATGCTCCATTAGAATAGTGAATTGGTTCACCACTACCCTGCTTGCTATTCTCAGGCTTACTCCGCCATGACGATGCACTAGGAACATAGAACTCTTCCTGCTCTGTAATGTAACGGCGTGAGCTTTCGTTCCAGCCGTTCTGGTCGTCTACGTGTGTTGAGCCAACTGCATACTTCCACCACTGTCTTGCAACAAATAGTGGTGCATATACCTCAAATGTAATTGCTGCATGACGAAATGGTGACGTGTGACCCTCACGGATGAGGAACTTAATAAGCTTCTCATCTTTGGAGGTAAACTCTTCAGACTCCTTATCGTAAGAAACACGTGCAGCATTAACGACAGATAGATCGTTACCAAGAGTATCAACAATACGAACATAGCCCTTATCCAATACGCTAATTTGATTCATTACTTCTTATCCAATTTCTTCTTAAATACTTTATATAGAATAACAGTTACTGTTAGTTCAAACGCCAGATTCCACACAAACTCTATCGCCATCTGTGTTGGATCTGTTAGTGTTGCCCAAAATACCTGCCAATTGACCATGTAGCCTAGCCAATAACAGCAAACAAATCACGAATAGTGATTACCAAGTAGTCCTCACCCTCATGGGTGATTTCTGTTCCACCATACTGCGAAAAGACAACACGGTCTCCTGGCTTTACGTCTGGGGTAATTCGTGAACCATCCTGCAAAGTAATACCTGGTCCAACAGCAATAACTACACCCTCATTGGATACTTCCTTATTGCTTGTAATGATTAGTCCAGAAGAAGACTTTTCTTCTGCTACCTTATCTCGCTTAATAACAATCTTATCTTCGATTGGCCTTAGTGACATTTAATACTCATCTTTCTGGTGCTTAACACCGTGCTTATCATCAATATACTTGTGAATGTGTGGAAGAATTATTTTCTTAATAATTATACCGTAGCCCACAGAAATAATCAATAGGTCAAAGATTAAATTCCATGCCAATTCTGCTACAATGTGGTTTGGATCAGTTAGGATGCTCCACCAAGTTTCTTTCATCGTTTTCCTTTACGAATAATTTCGATTGCTCTTTCTAGTCCAGCTTCTAGATGTTTATTTTCATTAGTGTCCTGGATGTGCTTTATTTCTTGACTAATTAATTTAATTAATACCTTGCGAATTTCTGCAGTAACCTTTTTACGTGCTGAGTCAAATCCTTCTTGCCATCCTCTACTTGCTACTGCATCCAAGTCTCTTTTTCTTATGAACATTTATCCTCCTCTGCTCCCCACCAAGGATTCGAACCTCGATAACCAGGACCAAAACCTGGGGTCTTGCCGTTAGACGAATGGGGAATGGTGCTCATGGTGGGATTCGAACCCACAACCTTTTGATCCTAAGTCAAACGCCTCTACCAGTTGGGCTACACGAGCATATGGCATGTCAGGGAATCGAACCCTTCTAGCAAATTGCACAGGATTTACAGTCCCATTTCTGTCCCAGCAGCCATGCCATAAGCGGAAGATGTGAGATTCGAACTCACGGTAGCTATTAACTACGCTTGTTTTCAAGACAAGTGCCTTAGTCCACTAGGCTAATCTTCCAAAGTTTTATCCCCCATTTCTGGGGGATTCAACTATATTAGTTTATCAGCATCAGATGCTGTTGTCAAGCACTATTTCCAAGTTTCTGGAAGCTGGTCTGTTGCACCTAATGCACGTGCACGACTCTTAATGTGAGCCTTAGCAGCTTCTGGGTCCTTTGCATGTCCATAAAGTCTAATAGCATTATGTAGGTCTGCTACTGTTGCAATAGGGAATGAACCATCTGGCATTGCTACTCCGCTACCAGCCATTCTATCACGTGCTGCAGTGTTGTAGTCACGCTTACCGAAAGCAGAACCATTCCAAATTTTCTTGGCACACATTTTGCACATTGGATCTCCACAATCTGGAGAGTTTGCATCGCACCCCATATTAGGAGTTATTTCTTCATTCATCATAGATCCTTCACTTTTTGATACACCCATTGAACCACCAGGTCCCCCAGAAGCAAATGCACCAATGCTATTATTAGCATCGGCAGATATACCTCTACGAGCCTTAAGCTTTTTTGCTCTGCGGCTTTTTCGTTTCCCCCCAGGATTTACATCTGGGTATTTAATTCCAACACCTGGGTAGTGCGGATTAGGTGTAGAAGATGGATTGATTCCTGATCCTGTTAAGGATCCATCACCCATCGCCTTGTCTAAAGATTCAGACATACTAGTCCTGCTCAACATCCTTAGCAGATGCACGAAGCTGCCAGCACCACTTCTGGTGCATAGTCTGACGGTCTCCAAGGAAGTTTGCTAGACCATACTGCTTTGCAGCAGTAGCATTGTCACAGGCAGCTACGATAGCAGCTGTAACTAGGTCTAGAGACTCACAAAGATCATTAGCCATGTCAATTGGATCTGAAGATACAGGAGCCTCTGGAACAATGTTAAGGACAGCTAGACGTGAAAGTGAGAATGGGGCATATTCGTTTACATCAAGCATACGAATCCATTCTGCAAAAGTATCGATGGCATCATCTAGGTCAGCATAGATGTCGCCAAATTTTTCATGCCACTGTGGGAAGTCGTCTCCTTCACAGTTCCAGTGGAAGCCGTGGGCCTTAAACTTAAGAGCTACAGTGCTGGCTTCAAGCACTTTTAGAGAGTCAATTAATTCATTCATAATAATATTATAGCATGAAAAATGGGCAGTTTATTCTCATGCCCAGGAGATATATTAGTTAATACTAATTGATTTTGGTTTTTCCTCTTCAGGAACTGACCTTACCAAAGATACAGATAAGATTCCATCTGCAACAGATGCATCTAGAACCTCTGTATAATCTGGCAGGGTAAATGAACGAGAGAACTTTCGTGCAGCAATACCCTTATGGATATACTTTGCTCCGTCAATTAGTTCATCTAGATCTTCCAGGGTCTTTTCTCCAATAACAGACAGAGTGCCTTTGTGGGTTGTTACCTGGATTTCTTCACGAGAGAACCCTGCTACTGCAAACTCAAATAGCCACTCATCATTATCGATCTGGATAATGTTATAAGGTGGGTAGTTGGTTGCTCCAGTTACTGGGCTTTTTGTTAGTGAGTTGAACATCTTATCAAATTCCTGACTAAGTGTTCCAATGTTGGGGAATCCCCCATTAGGTCCATAAGTTAATGTAACCATATTATCATCTCCTATTAAGCGAGTTGTGCATCCCATCTGGCGATGCATATATATTATAGCAAAAGAGGACAGGTTTTGTCAACCTGTCCCCTATGCTTAATTAGATTACTTCTTTGGAGTAGTCTTCTTTGCAGCTGGTTTCTTTGCTACTGGCTTGGCATTAGTCAGCACTTCCTCAACTTCCTTTGCTGGTGGAACTCGTCCAAAAGCTGGGTCGTTGGGATTGATATAGCGAATGATTACAGGAACCAATGCTGCAAGGAGAGCGTTTAGCAGCTCCTTTGGATTAGTAACACCAGACAAGTATAGTGCTAATGCTGCACCTAGGACTGATCGTCCATAGGATGCAAGAAGAGCCTTCGTCTTTGCATTCATAATTTCTCCTTAGTTATTTGGCGTTTCACTAGGAAGGGTTGCAGCCTTCAAAGTTTCAAATGCCTTTTTAATTTCTTTAACATCTTTGTATCTGGATGTTTCAAAAATTGTTTTAGTTTCACTATCAAATTTCTTGATAGACTCTTGTAGCGATTCTATAAAATTAAATGCAGAGTCTCGTGACTCTTCAAGAAACTTTAGGAATCCATCTGTTTGCTCTATTGGTCTTTTTTCAAGAGTATCTAGAGCATCCGACAGCTTGCCTAACAATAGGTATCGATCTACTACTGCCTGGTTTAATAGTTCTTCCGTAACCTTATTATTCTTACGAAGTCTGTATGCATAAACCAGTAGTGAAATAGTTGCTGCTGATGAAATTATTAAAATAGTATCATTCAACATCTTTTCCACCTTCTCTAACTACTAACACAATAGCCCCATTGGCCTCAAATGCCATCTTTACTTTGGACATATATTCTACAGCCCTACGTTTTTCAAAATCATCAAGTCTCATAAAGACATCTTCTTTTGCTAGGATTGTAATAAACATGTCATTGTCAAAAATATCTACATAGAAGCCCTTTGGACATAGAGAATCTAAAGAGCGAAATGCTCTCTTCATGTCATTTGTATACATTATTTATCTCTATCTATTGTTAGATTTGCCCATTTTTCAGACCAGTCTTGCTTAGATCTGTGCTTATTAAATTCCCTGGAAACTTTTCCATTCTCTAAATAAACACCACCCCAAACACCCCAAGCCTTTTGAGATATGCCAACTGCGAAACAATGTCTAACTAGTGGACACTCTGAACACAATTCATCTACATCTCGTCTTAATTCAAACGATTCATCATTTTCATAATCATCATAGAATAAATTGGTATCAAATGTTTTGCATATAGCATCGTCTTTCCAAGCATTATTACTCATGACTACCTCATAAGTTTACTTGGAATCTCCCAACCCTTAGCATTTGCACCATAACGCTTCTGTATGATCCACTTGCCGTCAACGAATGCACCGTCTTTTGACATTGCACCATTATCATTGGTTCGGTTCTCAAGGACAGTCCAGCCATCCCAAGATAGGCTATCGTTATTCTCTACGATAGCTTCCATCTCTTCTAGTGATTTGATAAACATCATCTCTCCTAGTATCTGTATACGCCTACTTCAACACTCTTATTATCAGCTAGATCTACCAATGGAGATACTGTTTCCTTTGGTTTGCTAAAGAATGCGAAGTAGTCTATCTTACTCATATTTTCTTCGATCCACTTTGGTGGAACTTTAATAAGCTTAATTTTAATTCCACGAGCCTTAAGGCTACGTTCCGAGATATTCGTAAACTCCATTGCCATAGAGTTTAAACGTGCTGGACCAGCAGAATAAACAAGAATGATCTCGTCTCCCTGCTCAAGTCCAGACATAGCTGTTCCCATAGCTCTCAGGAAAATGGAATAATCGTCAAAATTTTTAGTTGCCTGTAGGGCAATAATCATTTGTCTAATCCTTCCGTAAGCTTTTCGATAACGAATGTTATCTTTTTTAATTGTACCTCGTCCATGCTTATCATGTCAAGTTGTTTTGCTGAAGTTTTATCAATATTATTTTCATCTACCATATTTGCAACAAACACAGCATTGTTTTTAATCCAATAAGCTTCATTGTCCATAACGAATACACGTAGCATTAGGGACTTCTCAAACTTTCTAGCTTGAGTTTCTACATACTTCATTTGTTTTAGAATGTCCAGGATGGGCATTGCTGGAGCGATCGTATTGTAGATATATGATTGTGAAACCTTTACTTTGTATGTTGGCTTTCTAAAGAAGTCGGCAACATGTAGCAAAAATTTTATAATCATAAGACAATTATACGACTATAGTTACTTGTTGTCAAGATAGTCTGTACAAATTCCAAAGCAATCATATTCCCCAGAATTTTTCAGGTCTACAATTACTGACCAGTCTCCAACCTGCTTGCCTGGATACGTCCAGACATAGTTCTGACTAGTCATAGTGAAATCATCTTCTTGATGCCAAAAATAGTTAAAAGAGTTTCCCATTTTGGCAAAGTGGTCTAAAGCCTCAAAGTTTTTGCAATGAATCCAGATATGAAGAATGTTCTTTAGCAAGAAGTCTTCAGTGATTAGATACATGGCATGGTCATGTCCAGCCCAAAGGTGCTGACCCATCTTCCAGATGTCTATCTCAACATCATAACCCTTATCCATAGCTTCTTCTAGATACCAAGGCTGGTTCTCATGAATGCTAGGGCCATTAGTGTTTCCCCTATGTGCGATCTTTCTCAAGATATGCCTCCAAGTCTTCTGGCGTTCCTATGCCGTGCATTTCATCTACAAAATATGGAATGACAGTTCGTCCATCAGCAATAGCCTCATTGTACACAGGACAGATATAGAACTCATTATTAGTTCTAATGTCCTTGTCAATCATTTGCTCTGCATACTTTACGTAATCTGATCCATGCTGGAATCCATAAATACCTACACTAGCATTATCACTAATAACTTGCTTTTCTGCAACCCTTGTTACTCTACCGCCATCAATTACAGCGTATGACCACTTGGATTCAGTGGCTTTAAATAGGGCTATAGCGTCCACAGAATGGAGCAAGGAGCTAAATACAATACTATCCCATATGATTACCTGGTCTGAATTTGCAATTAAGAGTGGAGTGTCGTTGTCTATGAGATCTTTAGCTGCTAAGGTAGTTCTTGCAGCTCCATCTGTAAGTCCATCTATCTCTACAATCTTACAACCTGGAACAATTTCATCCAGAACATCGTGAAGATGATATCTTACGGAGTGTTCCTTTTGAACAATAAAAATGTATTGACCATCAATACCAAGACTATCTACGACTCTCTTAATCATAGGTTCGCCATCAACGTCAATGAGTGGCTTTGGCTTAGTGTACCCCTTATCTGCAAATCTAGAACCTAGACCTGCCATTGGGATGAGTATGTTTATTTTACTCAAGATAACTGATCACCTTGTTTCTTACAAAACGCATAGTGAGATCTGCTCTACTTTCTACTTCTATAAGATGCCCACCAGATGCCCTGGCTGCTTCTCTTCCGATATTACTATCTTCAAATATTATAGCATTCTCTGGGGCTATGCCAAGCATAGCCATACACTTATTGTAGATTTCAGGATTAGGCTTGGGATTGCTTACATCCTCATTACTCAAAGATACATCTATATATCTCCAGATGCCTAATGATTGCAAACAGTTAGTCAAGGTGTCTCTGATGCTGTTACTAGCTACCCCCACCTTAAGCCCACTATCCTGGAGATACTTAAATATATCTATAAGCTCTGGATCTGACTCAAGGCTTTCGAACATTACAGATGAATATTCCTGCTTGAGTTGCCAGACATACTGGTGCAGCTCTTTTGGAAGTCCTTTAAGATGTGTGAGCAAATCTAGTTTAGATTTAGTAGTCATTCCCTCATAAATGGTATCTTGCTCTTCTTGTGATATAACATACTTATTGTTCACATTAGCAAGAGCAAGATTGAGAGCATTGAAGTGTAATTCTTTGCTCTCAACCAAAACTCCATCAAGGTCAAATATGACTGCTTTATTCATGAGAAATAAAGTCTTTCAATCCTGGAACAGATTCAATAATCTTCTTTATCTTTTCTGTCTTTCTGTGAAAGTTTGGAATTGATACATAGACGATATCTCTAAAGAATGCTAGGTTATGATAGAACATATGAAGTTCTTGAACGAGGTTTGGATCTAAAGCAATATCTTTAGGGTCTATGTCATTCTCTTCAAAGTATCCCTCAGTGATTAGTGGGGAGTGAGTAATCAGGGGAGTAGCCAGCTCTATTAGAATACCGCCTGGCTTCATGAACATAGCATTAGTAAGTCCTGAGCCAGTCACACCAGCTACTACTCTAGCTGAATGGAATAAGGCAATCTGCTCTTCGAAAGTTTGTATAGCTTCTCCATAAACAATATCGAATCCCATGTCAAAGAAAACCTTTTCGATTTCCTGATGGCTATCCATTCTATTATCATTTGGATAAGAAAAATTCTCAGTATGCTCTCCGAAGTTTGACTCTGCAACCTGGTTTCTGGAGATAAAGATTTTTCGCTCTCCAGACTTATCTGCTGCAATAGTCAAATGCTTTGTAAGATACTCATATAACAAATCTAGCCTAGCTCCTGAGTGAAATGGGAAAAGTACTTTAGAGAATTTATTTATATAGATCCCGTCAACCTCAGTGAGGTCCACAAGACTATACTTAACCTTATCTTTATCTAGACATGCTAGGAAATAGTTTACTAAGTCCCATTCAACTTGGTCTAGCTTATGCTTGATATCGGTGATATCAATGATTAGCTCAATATTCTTAGGAGAAATCTCTAGGGCATATACAATTTCTGCTAAATCATCTGCGATTACATGGTAGAAGCTATTCACTAGAGGCTTAAATAGTTTAATGTTATCATTAACAAAATTAAGAACATTCGGACCTACATCCTGGTATCCATTAGCAACAGCAGCACCAAGACCTTTTGCCAAGTGCTTAGTTCCATGCCCTACTTGTGGGTCTGAAAACACCATTGTAGATACTTCTTCAATGAATGGTAAGTGGTTCTTATACCCTCTGGGGATATTACTTTCCAGTACCCTGGAAATTCCTTGTCCACCTCTACCAAATGCTGTAAAGGCTTTTTTAATAGCAGTCTTGTCCATGCTAATCCTCTAGTGTCCTATTCTCTATGAGACGATCTCTCTCATCAATTATATCAAAAGCAAAGGCCTCTAGCTTATCGCCATTAGCCTTGTTATAGTGATGGGCACAGAACATAAGCTCTCCAGAAATACCTCTGACCAGAACATATGCCTGTGCCCCACACTGATAACCATCGCATCGGTCATTGGCTGTCAATGTCCATGCCTTGGTTTCAATCATTACTTATCCTTGCTGTAAAATCCACTACCATTAAATGTAATGGCTCCAATGTTATATACCTGAGTCATTTTGTTACCGCATTTTTCACACATATGAGTTGGTGAAGGTGCAGTAATTGATCTTGTCTCTGATAGTGTAGTTTCACATTCACGACAGACGTATTGGTATGTTGGCATTAACCTAGAGCCTTCCAGGTTAGTGGTCCAACAATACCGTCAGCCTTTAGTCCTGCCTTCTTTTGAAGAGCTACTACAGCCTTGTGAGTATTAGTTCCAAAGAATCCAACTTCATCTCCAGTTACACCAAGAGTTGTCTGAAGATAGCGAACTGCTGAACCTTCTGAACCCTTCTTAATCTCTCCAACAAGCTTTGGCTTTACTGGCTTCTTTACTGCAGGTGCAGGAGTAACCACAGGAGCTGGCTCTGCAGGTGCAGGTGCAACTGGCTTAGGTACAGCAGGTGCTGCTCCAGCTAGGTTCTTTAGGATGTGCTTAATTGGATCAATTAGCTTATCGTATGGAGCTAGGTGTCCATTTTTTACCTTTGACATTCCTAGGTGAAGGTGTGCTCCTGTGCTTGCGGATCCGCTAGGTGTGTTATGCCCTCCACCTACACGACCAATTGGCTGTCCTAGAGAAACCTGGTCTCCTACCTTAATACTTTGTGGCTTTGCAGCTAGGTGACAATACTGAGCGTAAACTCCATCTTCACCAAGAATCTCTACAACATTTCCAAGAACATCAGACCAGAAAATCTGAGTAACTTTTCCTGCAGTAATTGCTGGAATGATTGTCTTTTCTGCTGGATGCCAGTCTTGTCCACGGTGTGGGTGCTTGCGGTATGAAGCCATATTTCCGAATTCATCACCACGTAATTTCTTATCAAATGGTTCTTTATAGATTGCCATTATTCCTCCTAAGTAGATTTAATCTACATAATATTTTATCATTACTTGGAGCCTCAAGTCAGGATTGAACTGACGACCTATCGCTTACAAGGCGATTGCTCTACCACTGAGCTATTGAGGCGTATTATTTAATTATAGCACTAGAACTACTTGCCGTCAAGTGGTTTATGTGGCTTAATTAAAAGTTTCATGTTTGCCTGTTCTGGAGTACGTCCGCCTTTTTTCAGATTACATTCCCTGCAGCAAGCAACAGTATTAAGCCAGGTAGACATTCCATCCTGGCATCTTGGAATAACGTGATCTACAGTGGTAGCATGTTTCTTACAGTATGCACAAACATTCTTATCTCTACGAAGCACTGCTTCCTTAGAGTATTGATTCTTACGAATCTCATACTTCCAACGAGCATAGATATACTTAACCAGCTGGACAGCCTTTGGGATAATAAAAGAACCCACAGAATCATCCGTGGGTGTGATAATGCTTACTACACCCCGATGAAGCATGGTTAGTGCCTTCTTGACAGATACTGTCATTAATAGTTCTGTTCCACCCTGGTTATATACTGCTACGTTTGTCATAATGTTTCTATTATACTACATGTCCATGCTTTTGAAGAATAGACGCTTGATATGATTTTTAATTTTATATAGCTTATTTGGTCCACGACCATCTACATAAAACTTTTGAAAGATATATTTTTCAGAATAAGTAGTGACTAACTTATGTCTTGAATCAGCATACTCCGTAAAGTCTTTATACAGTTCTACATCATCACGGATACTAGCTGCCTTAAGAGAGAAGTTCTCTACTGTATTTCTTTCAATGGGGAAAAAGCAGAATAGTGGGTCTCCCTTTTTAAACTCTACCGTTCCAGGTTCCATGAACTTAAAGTTATAAGTAAATGTAAATGGAAGCCAATCAGTTTCTACGATTGCGTCTAGAGGCTTTAAGATACCATAGTCCTGGTTTGGAATACCACGAATATAAATAGAATAATTTTCTGGTGTCTTAATAAGAAAGTCTGGTAGAATTGTGAACACAGCTTCTCCAAAGTGAGTAACAAATCTTTGAGGATCAAACTTTGGATCATCTGAGAACACCTCTACATCATTGTGCTTTGTTCCTCCATACCAAGAAACGGTGAAATCTACTGGAGATGGTACTGCCCAGCCATATTGGTTAGCGATACCTAAAGGTAAACACTTGTAGACAAATTTCTCTCTACTCCCATGCATCCAGTCACGTTGCATAGTAAGTGGAAGAATATCGAAATATTTTTTATCTACACCATCTAGGTAATTTGCAATAATTTCTTTAGACACTCTATCTCTTTCTTACTTGTGGGAAATACAGGATTCGAACCTGTGACCTTTTGTTCCGTAGACAAACGCTCTAATCCTCTGAGCCAATTTCCCATTTGCCAATCGTGCACCGTTTTATGTTCGCATACCATTGGCTGTATATCCTAGTCCTCGCATTAGGCATAGGGTCCATGAGTCTGAACACTTTCACCCTACCGCTGGGACAGCGTAATTTTCGGATACACATATCTTAGTATAAGTTGTTCAGACTTATACCTTGAGCGATCTGTATGGGACTTGAACCCACGACCCCCACCGTGACAGGGTGGTGCTCTAACCAACTGAGCTAACAGACCTTGGCAAGGACACTGGGAGTCGAACCCAGGCTAACGGTTTTGGAGACCGCAGTGCTACCGTAACACTTTGTCCTAGAGCGAATAGCGAGAATCGAACTCGCACAATCAACTTGGAAGGATGATGTTCTACCACTAAACTATATTCGCAGTTGAGATGTCAGATTAATCAGATCTACATCTCTGAGTCGTTTCCTAAGACGAGTGACCAACTCCGAGTCATATCGTAGGACTCCTCACGCCAGCACTTCTAGTAGGCCTGGACCACTAAGAACTTTAACGTTGTCCTTATTACGTATAGATTGATTAGACCTATCGCTGCCCCACCTGGATTCGAACCAGGAACCTTAGAGTTAACAGCTCTCTGCTCTGCCGTTGAGCTAT